CCTTTGTAGCTAGGAAGGACCTCCTTGCGGAAGTTTTCGCGGTCGCTAAAGCATAGGATGAAGTTGGCGGTGTCGAGTGTCTCGCAGACGTCTTGCAGCGTCCTCTGGAAGATCGACTTGGCCTCTTTGAGATCAGTCTGTAGCGACCAAAGATCGTCGCCCCAGTCTACCTCCTCCTCGGCGGCAGCACAGGCCCTGTATAGGTAAAGATCCGCATCAATCAGAAGTATCTTCTGACTTAGTAATTGATCTGAGTATTTCATCGAGTTGTTTCCTCAATCGTATGCCTGATTCAGTTATTATCCAGTGATTTCCCCAGAGTTCGTTCTCTGGGTGCTCATCCCGAGCCGTAGTTAACCAGCCCTCCGACGCGGTCATCGCGACGTAGAATGCACCCTCTCGGGCGAACCTAGATTTTACTGAGAAACTGCGCCGGTGAGCGCGGTCTAAGACGATGTAAATGGACATCGTGTGCGCCATTTGCTCATCAACCTCAGTGGGTGTCAGACCAAGTTCTTCCAACGCTAAAATCGGATTCGAGGGGGATGTTACTTTTGAAAGCGCGGCCTGTTTCTTGCGCCATTCGGCTAGTGATATCACCGACATGATCAGCGACCTCCTGTGTTTTACATGCAATCTGCACTTCGTCGTGAATCCAGCCGACCATGTAGCTGCTGTTTTGTAAGGCAGGCACTTGGGTCAGGTGCTGGTCGATCAGAGCAACCCACTTCTTGCAAAGGATGGCCCCTGCACTCTGCAGTAGCTGGGAGAGGCACTTGTGCTCTGATCCGCCGCGTATTATGAGCTTTCGCCGGTCTAGGCCTCTGAGATAACCACGCCGCTTGAAGGTGCGAGAGATGCCTTTCTGGAGCGTAGCAAACGCTGGCACCTCTCGGGCATAGTTGGCCTTGAGCTTCTTGCCGAGCTTGGCATCGCCGCCAGCCACTGAGCCCACCAGAGCATCTCCTGCTCCATACATCATAGCGTAGACCACGGTCTTGGCTGTTGGGCGGTCTACCCCGAAAGCCTTAGCATTATAGGTGTGGATGTCGCCGTCGAGGATCTGGGCAGTGAAGTCATCGTCGTTGAGATAATGGGCAAGGCAACGCAATTCTAAGCCTGCAAGGTCACTTCCTAACAGCAACCAACCATCGGGCACTGTGAACAACTCTCGGCACTCTTGGCCGTACTGGAGACGGGCGGCAGGCACCTGTGCAAGGTTTGGCGACCGGTGGCTTGCGCGTCCTGAGATTGTGCCTCCCGAGACTATCGAATGCCTGATGCGACCATCGGCATCTACGCGCTTCATCCAAGCCTGCTTGCCCTCCGCCAGTTGTCCTATGCGCTTTTGCAGCATGAACATCTCAGCCAGCTTTTGCGCCTCTGGATACTCGGTCAGGGCACTCAATATCTTGTCGTCGATGACAGCGTGACCATCGCCACTGAACTTGGCGGGCTTCCAGTCGTATTTGTCTCGGAGGCACTTCTCTATGTGACGTCTGCTCGATGGGTTGAACTCGACAATCTTTGTTTTCTCGAAGGGCTCGTCTTTGATGTAGCCGCGTGTCTTGTTGTCCCGCTTAGGTAAGAAAGTCTCAGCGACCTGCCACGGCGGGAACAACGTATCTAAAGACTTCGTCAGTTCCTGCCTCTTACCTGCCAGCTTGGCATATAAAGTCGCCGCCTTGCCCAGATCAAAGGTCCAGCCGTTGTTACCAATGCGAAAGCATATCTCAGCAAGCTGGTGCTCAAGATCCACCGCCACCTCTGAGGCATTGGCACTCATCAGCCTATGATACAGCTCGACAGTGACGTTGACGTCCTGCACACAATACGACAGCATCTCTTCCGAGAACTTCTCCCAGCCGCCGTCGTAATCACCTTTGAAATTGCCGATACGCAAGCCCCAAGCTTTCAGGCTGTGTGAGCCCCAGAGCCTCTTAGGGAAGTCTTCGCTGCCGCGCTGTGCCACAGCATCCTCACCCATAAGGTCGGCGTGGATAAGGCGCGAGAGCACCAACGTGTCGGTGACTTTGCCTTTGGGTTTGAACCAAGGATGCACGATCTGAATCGCCGGTATGTCGTAGCCAATGATGTTGTGACCGACGATCTCATCGGCCTCTTGGAGGTATCTCAGGCCTCTACACAGTGCGTCTCTATCGCGGATGTCAAAGGTCTGCACACGGCCTGAGTCTAGATCGCTCAGGACTAAACAGTGGATGCGGTTGATGGTGTCGAGGAGGCCGTTGCTTTCTAAGTCGAAGGCAAACCTCTTGGATCGCGAAGCATAAGTGCTCATCGATATAATCTCCCAAGATTACTTAGCTAAAGATTTATTTTAGGTAGGGGGGTTGCAATGTCGGCCCAGAGGGCCTAGATTAAGTGCATAGGGCAATGACGCCCACACATGGAGAACGACGATGAAAACTGTTCAAGACTATATCAACTTAGCATGGAACCAATTTCAAGAAGACGGCACCTTTGCCGCCAAGGCTCACCAGAAAGAGGCGCTGAGTTACTTGAACCTCGCTTATGAAATTGTTCGCAACGCCAACCAGACTTGGCAGCTTGCGCCTGAGACCCGCGCCACAGATGAAGATTACTGGGCATTGCCCTTCGATCTTCACCAAATCCGTGACAAGCACACCCGCTTGTTTAAAGACGATCTCCGCGCTGATCTGGCTCGTTTGGTTGATCTTCGCCATGTGTTCAAAGAAAGCACAGTGGTCAAGCCTGCGCCAAAAGATGACCGCATCAGCGAAAAGCAAAAGCAAGTCACTGAGACCGTTGTTGACTTGATCAATCGCCGTGTCGCCCAGTACCATCAGGCAGTCGAGCTTGGCCGTCTTTTTGGTGACTTGCCAGTGTCTGTCACACCTCACCTTGTGACCAACGAACACAACACAACTTTCACCCGCTGCTTTTATTACCTTAACGGAAAGCTCACAGCTCTGTCAGTTATCATGGCCGCGCTCGACACGCTTAAGCGCGAAGAGAAAAAACCCCGCTACACAGACGTAGTAGATGCCCCCGCAGACTGGCAGTTTTAACCTAACAGGGGGCTTCGGCCCCACCCATCAACGGGCAATGAAGCCCACATGTCAGGAGACAGCACAATGACACCTACTTCCCAAACCAGCGACCTAGAGTACGCTGATTACCTCGACACTCTGGCCGAAGACTTCGAAGCTGACGGCTACGAGCAGACCGCCGAAGACTTGGGTCACGCCGCTCTTCGGATCAAGTTTCTTGTCGCCGAACTCAAGGGCCGTGACGCCCTGATCAAAGCTTACCAAAAAGGACTAGCACAATGACACTACATTGGATTGAACTTGACCACACTGAAGAGTACACCGAAAGAGGCAGCGTTGCGTGGGTTCATTCGGATGGCATTTGTATGCCCTTTCCTTCTGAGGAAGCCTTTGAAGCAGCGCAGGACTGGTATAATTCCTCCAGCAATTCAAAGAAAGGCATGGTTGATTATTGCCTTGCCAGAGGGATTTCACTTGACGACCCGCTTGATGGCACAAGGCTGCTCGATTGCTGGGCCGACATTGCGATGGCTACTTATGCGTGGCATCAAGCGGACCCTAAAATGATCCCAGTAGTTCACCTACTTTCAAAGGAGGTCGTTAACCCATGACACCCACACAATTCAAAGAGGCTCGGCGGTCGCTGGGCCTCACGGTTCGTCAGTTAGCGCATGTCCTAAACACGTCAGAACGCACCGTCCGCAAATGGGAGTTTGACGGGGAGGGCGAGGGTGGTAGACCACCGAACCCCGTGGCCTGTCGCGTGTTATCTTGGCTCACAGATCACGGCTTCAGACCGCCCGAGTGGCCTCGCTCCTAACTAAGTGTTTAGAAAGGCACGTCGCTATCAAACGCCTCATCGACTTCACTCAATCTGCCGGTATCTCTGTCATAACGCAGGGTACCGGCGTTTCCCGTTTGGCCGGTGTGTCTGTTCTTGAGCACTACCAAGTTCCTGAGACCAGACGTCGGGTCATCGGCATCTACCTCTAAACCTATGCAGGCATCAGCCAACTGTGCGATCGCGTGAGAGCCCCTGAGCTGGCTTAGTTGGACCTTAGCCCCGCCCTCATGGCCTGCTTCGGACTGTGGCCGTCTCAGGTGGCTCACAACGAACAGGGCAATGTCTAGCTCCTGCACTAGGACCCTCAGATCGTTCATCACCTGATCGACCAAGCGGCGCTCGTCAGTGACCCCGCCCGTAGCTGCCGATATTAGGATGCTAATGTGG